GTTTTAACAAGCATTATAAACATGTCCATATTAGCTTCACAAAGTCAGGCGACAAAGATGGTAAGCCGTTTGATATACCACTACTAGGGGGAAAAATATGAAAATATCAGATAAACAAAAAGCAATACTAAAGTCCTACGCACGTGGGGTATTAGTATCTTTCTTAACATTTTTAGCAAGTAATGAATTAGGTTTAGATCCAGCACTGTCTGTAGTAGTTGCAGCATTAGCTGGTCCAGCAGTTAGGGCTTTAGATAAATCCGATACAGCTTATGGTGTCGGTGCAGATGAAAAATGAGTCCAACAGAATGGGCTGGCTTTGGCGCTGGCGTTATGGCCGTGCTATCAGGCGGGCTAATAGGATTACGTTTCTTAGTTAAAGGTTGGTTAAACGAGCTGCGACCTAATGGTGGCTCTAGCATGAAGGATCAATTAACTAGATTAGAACAGCGTGTTGATGATCTGTTTACTATCATAAGTAAGCGATAATTTCAATATGGCTACCGCACGTAAGCGCAAAAAGGTTAATAAGCGCAAGGGTAAATACACCCATGAGCAGATTAATACCAAGTTAGATACCTATGCCATATCGTTGCGTGAGTTTTATTTAAGCCTAAGACGTGCAGGATTCCCAGTAGATCAAGCTCTCGGAATGTGCGATAAAAACGTATTCCCAGACTGGATAGCACCAACCAGTCCAGACTTTGATCCAGTTAATCCAGACCATGACCCCTACGAAGACGAGGACTAAGTGCGCAGAATTGCGTTCGTGTCAGATCTGCAAGTTCCTTTTTTTAACGAAGCAAGTGTCAAATCAGTAGGCCGTTTTCTATCTAAATGGCGACCACACAAAACTATCTGCATTGGTGATGAGATTGATTTACCCCAGCTTGGGGGTTTTAATGCTGGCACTATTGATGAGATGGTTGGCAACATTAATGACGATAGAAAACAAACACAAGAAGTCCTAACATACTTAGGCGTAACGGATGTACTGGGAAGTAACCATGGAATCAGACTTTACCGATCAATTAAAAAACGACTACCATCATTCCTTAACCTACCCGAAATGCAGTATGAGCGTTTTATGGGATATGACAAACTCGGAATCAAGTTCAGTCCTTTCGGGCTTGACTGGGCGCCAGGCTGGACAGCCGTTCATGGCGACTCTTTCCCTCTTAGCCAAATTCCTGGACAAACAGCTTTAAATGGGGCTAGAAGGCTTGGTAAGAGCGTAGTCTGTGGGCATACCCATAGATTAGGGTCTGCGGCCTTTACAGAGGCATCTAGAGGCCAATTAGGGCGTACTGTATGGGGTTATGAAGTCGGAAATCTGGTTGATTTGAGCAGTTCAGGCATGGCGTATACAAGAGGCTATGCAAACTGGCAGCAAGGATTTGCAGTGGCATACGTGCATGAGCGTAAAGTCCAGGTAATAACCATACCTATCAATGCAGACGGCAGTTTCATATTCGAGGGCAAACTCTACAAATAATGTTATCAAATCGTTATAAAAAATAGGCCTTAAATCATCCACAAAGTCGTACACAGGTGCCACACTATTGACATGCCACGAAACGTAGTAGTGGTGTAGATGGGCTACAAATGAAAGTACAGATCGACATTAAAGCGGCTGATTTTGAGCAGCTATGGATTAACTCTATGGAATGGATGAATCAGGACTGGCAAAAGCAAGAAGATAGGTTTGATCCTAAGCCTTTATTTAGCTGGCATTATGCATACTGGTTTGACAATTATGCCGCACTAAAAATAGCCGAAGGATTTATATCAGGTTTAGGCAAAAATTATGCCATTCATAGTGATGAAGGCACTGGTGATTGGCTTATGCTGACTAATTATGCTAGTCCATGCCACCTACGCAAAACACTGGTGAACGCATGACACCATACGATCAATTAAAAGACATGAGTTATGTAATTATGTTGTTGTTAATAGGTGGTCTAGTTGCATCTATGTCTGTATGGGCATTTTATGCTTATGTCTACAACAAAGGTTTTCAGGTCGGCTATTGGTCTGGTAGATCAGCTGGTTGGAAAGCTTCTATTGAGCATAATCAGAAAATAGAAAAACTAAGATCTAGGGCAGTATTTGATTATGACAAAAACTGAGAAACTATTTGCAGATGCAGTCACACTCATACACGAAAGAGGGATGTATTACGGCCACCCAGCAATTCAAATGGATCGAATTGCCAAGTTATGGTCTGCGTATCTCAATTTCCCGATCACATCAAATCAAGTGGCAGGCTGTATGGCATTGCTCAAAATCAGTCGCAGTGTGGAAAGTCCAGAGCTTGACGACCACTACAAAGACGCAGTTGCGTATATTGCCATCTCAAAAACCTGTCATGAATTTATGCAGGATAAAGATTTTGAATGGGAGCACTAATAATGGCATTTGACCTAAGTAATTACGAAACGGTAGATGAACGTCTACATAAATGGTGGAAGGAATTCCCAGATGGAAGATTGGAAACAGAGGTTGTCGAGGCCTCAAACACTAGATTCATTGTTATATGCAAACTATACAGAACCGAAGCAGATCCGAAGCCGTACGCTACTGGAATTGCGAGTGAGACTGTTAGTGATCGTGGCGTTAATGCGAATTTTGCTTTACCTAACTGCGAAACAAGCGCAATTGGTAGAGCGATTTCAAATGCGGGTCTCTCAGCTAAAGGCAAGCGTCCAAGCCGAGAAGAAATGGCATCAGTAAACGCTAAATCAGAGTCATTTATTGTAGAAAACAAATTAGAAGATCCAGTGCAATGGGGCGAAACCGATTGGACTACAGCAGTACCAGAAGCGCCCAATCCACCACCAGAGTGTGGCTGCGCTAAGGGTATGGCATTAAAGAAAGGTCTAAGCAAGACAACTAAAAAGCCATATTATGGTTATACATGTTTAGATAACATCAAAGAGCATAATATTTGGGCTAAACAAACCAGCACAGGAGCTTGGTACTTTCCGAAGGATAAAGAATGATTACTGAAAAAATCAGAATTATCTACTGGAATGTATTGGAGTATTTAGTTTGCCCAGTTAGAGGGCATACACGTGAATATGCTGATTTTCAATGGTGTACACGCTGCTATAAATCGTTTTGGGAAGAATTGGAGTAACTATGGGCTACATAGCGTTTATTAATGGTAAAGGTATGCAAGTTGTTATGGATGACAATGGAGTACACCTAGAGCCAACAGTTATTAAGTGTGAAGTCTGTGAAGATGATCGGGTCTTCAAAGATGGCACATGCTTTAGATGTCATGAGCTGATAAATCGTGACTAATCACGCCACGTTTAAGTGTAATGGTTGCAAGCGTAAAACTGAGTTCTTATGGCTAGATAATACAGATATGCCAGATGGTTTTAAGCTATACCAATGCATGGATTGTGGAGCTGTGGGAGTAAAAAATATCGTAGAAGCTTTGGATGTATCCGATAGTGATGTGTCCAGATGTGATAAGTGTGGTGGTTGGAAGTTCAAATCCGTGGTCTGCCACACTTGCCAATTGATTGGGGGTAAAGATGCCAACTTATGAATACAGCTGTAAAGATTGCGGCATTTATGGGTCAGTACATAGAACCTATAAAGAAGATGATCCAGGTATAAATTGTCCTAGATGTAAGATCGATATGACAAGGATTTACTCGGCGCCAGGTGTGGTGTTTAAGGGTAGGGGTTGGGGTAGTAAACCATGAACGAGATTGGCTACGATCAAACATGGCAAGAGGGTGACGACCTACGTTACTACTGCCGTTACATTGTGACGTAAATCACTGTCCACATAGTGAGATGATATTGTTATCTAACGTGAAAGGATTTTGTTATGTATGGTAACATCAAAAAGCGTTCGATCTTAAATCGAAAAGCTGAGCCGCCCAAGGCCAGGCTCGGTAGGCGCAGAGTTTGGGCAGGCTCTATGCTAATTGCATTTAGTCTTTGCTTTTCAAAAGATTATTCCGTTGCAGCTAAACCTAAAGAATATAAAGTTAATACATTAAAACAAATTACATTCCATAAGATGGACTATAACTTCGAGCAATTCTATTGCCTGGATGAGATTGTATGGAAAGAAAGCCGTTGGAATTACAAGGCCAAGAACCCTAAGTCAAGTGCCTTTGGTCTATTTCAAATACTTAAATCTACAGAGAAGGATCCTATTAAACAGATAGACTTAGGACTTAAATATCTAGATAGACGCTATGATGGATGTGCATGTCGAGCGCTCGCTCATCATAAAGCTAAGGGATGGTATTGAGTAAAAGAGCTATAGGTAGTGGTAAGTGGCAGAAGCTGCGCATACAGATCCTTGATCGGGATGGGTGGCAATGTGTATCGTGCAACAGGCCAGCACAAACTGTCGACCATATAATACCGAGGGTCAAAGGCGGTGACATGTGGAGTCCAGATAACCTGCAGAGCATGTGCAAGTCATGTAACAGCTCTAAAGGTGGTCGTTTTTTTAATAGCATGCCGACCCCCCCTGTCTTTCTTT